GAGTTTGTTCCGGCATCCTTGATTGTACCACCGTTCAATGAAACTGGGTTTGCCACAACCTTTAAAACATCATTAGCGTTTGTTGCAGCATTATTCGCAGCAATTGTTTTTCTGAAAGTAAGTTCGTTTGTACCTGATCCAGATAAGTAGTTACATGTGATATTTCTAGAAGATGCAGTTTGATTAGTAACTAAGAACTGTGGTGTACCTGTTACATCAACTGGTTCGTTGAATCTAACTAACATATCAATGTTACCACCATCTGACTTGTCAAATGCTGTAGATTTAAATTCAACTTCTGTAATATCAGCAAGACCAAGACTGGTTGCCAATCCACCTATTGCTACAAGAACTTCTGGTGTTGCACTTGTATTATCGTTTCCACTAAGAGCAGAACCAGCTTCGAGCACCCAACCACTTGCATTTGCAAATACTTGTTTCTTCTCAGCTGTGGTCAAATTCTTAGGCTTAGACTCGTCTGAGTCTGTCGCTCCCCATAAAGGCATGATTCTCTGTATAACTTTTCAGAGATATTTATAAAAGTACGAGACTTTTACCTTGCTTTGATAGCCTCTTTGACGGTTTCGAGCAACTTGTCATCCATATCAGTCTTGGTAAGTTTAACTGCCTTACCTAGAATGACTAGACATAAATCAATAAGTTTCTCTCCCAACTCTGAATCTTCTGGGATCTTATCGACAGCATCTTTAATTATTTTTGATGCAAATGGTAATAAAAAAGAGAGCATTGTATTATTTTTGAACTCACTCTATATATATCAATCGTACCTCTTTTTGCCTCCGACGATTCGACCAGTTCCTTTTTTATCGTAGAATTTAACACCGTGCTTCTTGGTGTCGGAATATAGTCTCTCGGATTCTTTCTTTTTCTCTCTTGCTCTTTCCTTTGCATCCCTTATACGCTTTTGCATTTCGGGAAATGAAATCTTACGATTTAACTTGAGTTCTTCTGTAGTGACCTTTTTCTCAGGTAAACCTTTGTGTTTTGTTGAAGCAAACTTTTTTACATCAGTTTTCTTCATATCCTCAGCTGCTTTTGCAGTCTCAGGTGTAGTTGGTGCTTGTTCGCCTTTTTGAATGGCGCGAACGATTCCAAAGAATCTTTGTTGTTTCTTGGAGAGTGCTGGCATTTTAAGTACCTAATCCACCCTTGCGTACTGCTTGCACATTGACATAATCCTGTGTACTCCTGTATCCTGCCTTCTTTGCCTTGTCTGCAAGTGCTTTACTCTTTGCTTGTTGATCCTTTTTCTTTGCTGCCATTGCAGTAAACTTACCAGTTCCGGCATCAGACTTAGCACCTTTGACTTTCTTAGGTTGATTGGCACCCATGCGTTGACTACCATATTTCTTCATAACAGATTGAAATGCTAAATCTTTCTTAGCACTTCCACCTTTTTGAATCGGTTTGCCAGTTTTAGTATCAGTTCCTTTTTCTTTCTCAAAACGATTGAGTTCAGTAAGAAAATCGTTAAACCTCTTCATTAGTCTCTTTCAAAGATTTTTTAATATCAGATGCGACTGTTCCTTTAGTTTTTACACCCCTTCTCGCCTTATGCTCTGCTCTTCTTTGAGCTTGTGCTTGATCAGTCTCTGTATTACCGTGAGAAGCTTGTTTTTGTGGGCCGTAAGCAGGTTTGTAATCAGATCCAAACTTACTTAATTTTCTGGTGGTAATTTTATTACGATTCATTGCATCACTCTTCTTACCATATCCAGATTTAGGATTTAATACTGTTACCTTTTTAAAAGTTTGCCTTCTTTTCTTATCAAGACTACCTTCTGTGCGTTTTACTGGATCACTCTCAAATCTTTTAATGTTTCTTCTACCAACATTTCCTGTCCCTCTATGATCATAACCATACTTACCTGTTTTTCCAGCTCTCTGTTTGCCAGATAGTTTTTTAGCAAACCTTTTACCTACTCCACCACCACCTCTTACAGAGGTTTCCATTCTTTCCTGTTTGTTAAGTTCATCAATCTGCTGTTCATCATTCTGATAAACCTTTTGATAAGCGTCAATAAGACCTTGATCAGGTTTATAACCCATGTTAAGACCCATTGCTCTCATCTTATTTTTTGCAAGGTTGATCTTTGTTGGCATTGAACGAGGATCATCTTCCTCTTTCTTCTCTTTCTTAGACTTAGGTTTAGTATCCATTTCTGATTTCATTTCAACAGATTCTTTCTCCATCTGTTTAGTTACATAATACTTCCCTGATGCACCAAACTGTCCCTGTTTTCTAAGTTGATTTCTATCTTTTCTTCTTTTTGCTGCTGCTCTTTCTCTTTTTCCTATTTCATTTTCTGCTCTTTGAGCATCTCTCTGCATTGCTCGTTTTCGATCCTCATCGGAATAATAAACTGGTGTTCCACCATATGTAGCTTTTTCTTCTACATTTTCACCTTCTTCTTCCTTAAGACCTGATTTCTTTTTCATTGCAGCATTCTGTTTCATAATTGTTGCAATACTACCAGAGATACCAGTGAAGTTATCCTTAGAAGGATCTGATTGCTTAGATGTCATCCTATCTTTTTTCTGTTGTTCAGGATCTCTTTGATATCCTTCAACCATCTTACCTTCTGGTTCTTTAGATGCCATGATCTGATCACCAGCACCCATACGAACTGCTTGCATTTTCTTCATAAGAACCTGCTTCTTCGCCATGTTTGCTTTCTTTTGTTTTGATGCTAGTTGAGGATCAGGTTTTTCTTTAGTCTCCATTTCTTCTTTCACTTCATCAGGGAAAACCTTAATAAGTTTTGCGTTGTTCACACCCTCACCTGTAATTTTCTTTTCTTTCTCTTCTTTCTTTTCAATTAGTTCCTTGAATCCTGTCCATACCTTATCTTCCTTTGCCATTGCTTTTCCAATAGCCTTACGACGATTTAAAAGATACTTATCAGTTTTATCCTTCTTACCATCATTATTGATGTCACCATCTTCTTTACCGACTGGATCTAATCCCTGTTTTACTTTTGCAGTTGATGATCCCTTATACTTTTCTGATTTAGTAGGTTCACCATAACCTGTCATCTCTACTGATGAGATATTTGGATTATTACGAAGATCAGCAATCTTTGCACGAGTTGCCATTCTTACATATGAATTACCAGTTTTCTTATCCGTGACTCTTACTTTAAAAGTTTTCTCATCACTTTTACCTTCAGTTATCTCTTCGTCCTCATGAGGTATTGTATTTCCACTCTCATCTTTTCTATGATGCTCAACAAAAACTTTGAACAATGCAGTTGATGCATGTCCTTTTACCAAGTCTTGTACATCAATATAACCCTCACCCATAAGCATTTGCTTTGCTCTTGCTTTTATGGCAGGTGCAGAAGGTGACTTTGCAAGTTGAGCTATAAATGCCTTTCTCATCGCAGCAGGATCTATACGACCACCTGCTTTTGCCTTCATACTTTGCTTAACTTTGTAGCGTGTATCGTATGCGAGTTGTCTTGCTTGTTTCTCAACTTTTTCCTTAGCTCCTACGGGAGAAGCAGCCACTGGTTTGTCCATTAACTTATTACTTGGAATTTTTTCTATATTTATTTATAAAGTGTCGTCCGTAACTACTTCCGGGAACCAATCTTTCCACATATTTTCGGAATGCATCAGTACCAACTTCCCTTTGATCTGCAGGAACTCCAGACTCTGTTGTGCCATTTACGACTGCCTCTGAGACATCTTTAATCCAAGATTTAAACATTATCTTATCTTCAGTCACACATATTAAATGATTTGCACCACGACGAATAATACGGCCAACTAAACCATTATTCATATTCTCAACCATCTGGCCAACACGAAATATCTTTTCACCAATATAATTTTCACGAAGACCTTGCCAATCAAATTTAGGTGCAATCTCCCATAGACTCCAACCTTCTTTAATATTCATTGCGGTACGAATCTTTTTAAATAATTCTTCAGCATCTTTTTGACTCAAAGATTTTGGCACACCTTTCATAAATGCTTTGATATCTCCCTCTGCTGCTGCCTTTCTTTGTTTTGATGCAGACATTCCAGTGACATCATCGGAATCTGGATCACGATCTCCGGCAGACATGACTTCTAAATTATCAAACTGATAAAGTTTACCATTATAATCATTTGCTAATTTATCAAATTCTTTCACACGATCACCACCACCAACTATTCTTACATTTGCATATCCATCGTTATGTGCTTTCTTCAATACATCAAAGATAGTTCTATTATTTGCATCATTAATAATCTTATTTTTGTGTTTCGGAAACATCTTCTGCATGACAGATACTTTAGTATCAGCATCTAGTGGATTTTTTTTCTTATCTTGACTTCTTGATGGTATAATCATGTAGTCATCGTCATCAGATGAAGATGCAACAGTATCTAATAATTTTTCATGTCCAGTTGTTGGTGGATTGAAACGACCAAATGCAATCGTTAAAGTTCCCTTTGTCTTCTCAACCTCTGCAGGTTGCATTGTCATTACTGGTTCTGCTGCAGGTTCAGCGGATGATCCTGCTGATATTCTCTTCTCTTTCTCAGATTGTCTTGGATCTTGTGCTCCAATTCTCTGTCTCTTGTTAAAAAACTTTAATGTTCCCTTCTCTGTCTTTGCTACAAACTCTCCTTTATTATCGTACCATCCTCCATGACCATCACTCTTCAGACCCATTCTTGTAGCCTGTTGGACAGCATTAGATTCTGATAAAAATTGGAAAAGTGTTTTCATCTGCAAAGTTTCATCGTGACCGTTTTTTCATTTGCGATCAGATAATTAATTAACTTTTGTCTCATTATAACATATTTATCTTTCTTTCTTTTGTTCTTTTTATTTTTAATTAATTTTTCAAATGCCTGAAAACAATGATATAAAAAATCATTATATATTTCTCTTCTGTTTGTTGATTTAGATTCAAAGGATCGAATCAATTCATCTATATTAATCATTTTTTTGTTAGGTAAGCGTGTACTCCCAAATTTCCCATTTTTCTTTTTGCCTGATTTAGGAAATTATTAAATCTCCTCGTTATAAAAACTTGGAGTTGAGGTTTTGCAGTAATACTTCCTTTGTATCGAACTTCAAGATCAACCACTGGGAGTTTATCTATAAACATAGTATAAAACAATTTAGCTGCAGTTGCACGATCATCAAATGCTTGAAACTTACCTTTTGTTGTAGGTAAACTAAATTCTCCTTTAAAATTACCTATATTACTTTTCTGTCCTTGAAACATCTTAGTAAAAACTTGTTTTAGGAAAGCACTACTCTTTTCATCAGGGTTATTAATTGAAATTCCACCATTCGATGTTAATCCACCAATACCAGTTATCAAACTAAAATGAAAATTATTTTGATTTACATATTCATCTATATCGAGCCTAAATGATAAATCTAATAGTTCTTTAAAATTATCATCATCCTTCATAACTTTTCTGAATACTCTGTCTATTTCTTGAAAGAAAGTATTTTTGGGATATTTTTTACCCCCATACTCTTTACCCGTCAAAGCAGCTTTCTTTTCATTATCTACAAGACCATCATTTAATTGTTTTTTCCATGATTTATTATTAGTTTTAGGATCTTCACCAAATCTAACTTTATAAACCTTTTTAAAAAAATCATCCTCTGCTTTTTTTAATTTATTTTGATCGGATGTGCTTGCTTTAAGAAATAAGAATCCAGCAGTCTTCTTTCCACTAAGAGATGCTTCACCCACTACAGGTTTATTAAGTAAAGTGGGATCAGCTTCTTTAGGTTTATATCCCTTTTTCTTAAGTGACAAACCCCAGTGATGAACTGTTTTTCCTAGATTAAATTTAACAATTAAGTCAGATGAGTTATATGATTTGATAATTGTATCTCTTGATTTATCTTTACCTTTAAACTGAGAGATGTTTTTAGCCCATTTTGCACCTGTTTGATAAACTTCTATTTTTGATGCACTATTTTTTCTCATTAAATTATTCACATAATTTGAAATCGATAATGCTTTTGCTAAGTTTACGATATCACCTTGAATTAGTTTGGCTTCTTTCTCCTTATACCCATCTACTTTAGTACGATTATCGTAAAGTTCTGTGCATAATTCATCCAAATATTCAGTTCTTTTAGATGGTGACAAATTATTTACATAACTTTCATCTATCATTTTATTCATTGCGATAAGAATACCTGACATTAATTCATGTGGATCTCCCTGCACTGTTCTTAGTGCCTTTGCAAAAAGTATGAAGGCATTACTAGGATCGGCAATATCTCCCTTGTTTGTTGTTCTTCTATTACCATCCTCATCATACTCTTGTAAAGTTATTTTTATGGATTGTGATCCTGATGATATATTTGCAAATCTACCTATCGTAAAAGCATCTACTGTTACTGTGACTCCATCATCTTTAAATGTATCAATATATTTCTTTTCAATTTGTTCCATCATACTCTTGGTGCTCATCTTCTGCCAAATCTTTGACATTATATCATCTCTTTTATTACTCTGATTAATCACCACTTTTACACCATATGGTTGGCCTGTAACCTTTTGAGATGCACCTTTATTATCTATTGGCACAACATAAGATGGATCTTCTTGAGGTAATCTACGATTATGTTGATCAATAATTCCTGCAACATCGACTGTCTCAGTTACCCATGTTGCGAGTTCTTGTAATATTTGTTTCTTTAGTGTCATTACTTTTTAAAATATTTTTGAATTATATCTATTTGATCTTGATACTTAGCAATCATATCTAACTCTTGTTCGATTGCCTCAACAATATTAGAGTGTTCTCCAATACCTGCAGGGTTTGTTAGATACACTTCAACATTTGCCACATGTTTTTGAATATCACCTTGTGCATGGGCTAGAAGTGCTTTAATTAATTGATCTCTCATGCTATTAGAGTTGCTCCAACTATTTATCGTTTACCTCTTCATTATAGCATGGTTTTCCAAAAGTTTTGTAAGCAAGTTGTTCTTTTAAGAACGCAACTTGTGCTTTTAATTGACTATTCTCATTTTGAAGAACTTCAATCTCTGCTTGATAAACAGTAATCATAGTATCTTTATCTGTCATTTGCTGCACGGTTTTCAGACTTATGAACATCAAAATCTCCACCGGGATATCTTTTCTTCAACTTCTCAACATTACCTTCAATTACCTCATCAAGAGTTACATTCAATGCTGCACATGCTTGCATTACATACCACATCACATCGCCCAACTCAATAATAAGATGCTCACGATTATCATGATTCCAAGG